ATTTTTTCAAATGTCTCAAACATTGTTAAATCAACCTTTCTAAGACATTACAAAAAAATTTAACAAATTTGGTGTAAAAAGGTTGACTAATTATCCCAAAAGGTGTAAAATGTTTTTTGTAAGTAAGTTACAACTAAAAAAACAACTAAGAAAATAAATCATAAAAAATGTTTTGGCGAACGGTATTTATAGATTTATCATTGTTTTTATTATGCTTTCATTTTAGCCGATTTTTAGTTGTTTCTTATTTACAAATTAGTAAAGAGGGAGGGACGTATATGCCAGATATCGCAAATGGTCGTGAAAGAGTTAATGCTTTCTTGAAAGAGAAAGGGATCAAAAAAGCAACTCTAGCGGTTGCTTACGGCTTTAAGCGACAGGAAGTGACAAACATTCTAAGTGGAACAACAAAAGGTCCACGAGCGAACAGTTTTATTCTTCAGGTGATTGAAGATTACGGGATTGAGTAGCACAAAAAAGCACCTAACAAAGTCAGGCGCATGCTTAAATATTCAACATGATTATAACACGAAAGGAGAAAAAATGGAAGCAGTTGAAATTGTAAGAATTAAAGATGTGATCATCGAAAAGGTTTCGGCTAATGATGAAGAATTGGAACACATCTTTGGATGCTCGAAACGGCAAGCGGGAGACATGAGACGCGAGATGAAGAAGCTACCTAGCCAACAGAAACATCTCAGAAATGATGGCCAGCTTGTCACGATTAAAGGTTTTGATGCTTATCTGCAATATCGTGGGACTCAAGCTTGGGAAAAAGAAATGGTGAAAAGCAAGAAAATGAGGTCAGTCGGATGAAATTACTAGACAAAATCACAAAATGGTTTTTCAACACAACAAAAATCGAAGTCAACACCGACTGGCGATTGGTTGCGTTGGACTTAAACCGAGAATTGATTGCAGCACAAGAAGAAAAACAAATACTTTATCAGCGCATTGCTGACTTGGAAAAGCTTTTAGAGGTATAGAAAAATGGAAATCAAATACATCTATAATCAAACGCCCCTTGGTTGGGTGTGGCAGTTGGTAATTGATGGGTACGAGTTTTTTTATCCATGTGGCGATTTTAAAGCGTTAAAAAAATTCGTCAAATCAGAACTAGAAGTTTTGTTAGACAAAAAAGAAAGTGATAGTAATCACGGCTTGGCATTCCATGCGTGTGGATATAACGGACAAGCACAACAAGAATATATTTCTTATTGGGAAAAACAAGGTTTAAGTGTGTTTTAAGGAGAATAATATGACAGAACAACAAATTTTTGACCGTATCGTGACCATCATCCAAGAACGTCAAGGAGAGGACTTTGTAGTTACTGAAAACTTGAGCTTAAAGGATGATTTGAATGCTGATTCAGTAGATTTGATGGAATTTGTCCTAACAATTGAGGATGAATTTGGAATCGAAATCGGTGATGAAGAAATTGATTATGAATACATTGATTTACTTGTAACAGAAACTCTTGAAAACTTAAAAGATTAATTTTTTGTGTGAGGGAGAGTGTTAACTTCTCCCTTTTATTTTGAAAAAATATTGGAGTGGATTATGAAAAATAACTTAATAAAAGGTATCCCAGCTTCTCCTGGGATAGCAATAGGTAAAGCATTTCTTTACAAAGAAAATAATTTAGAAATACTTGAAAAGTCTATACTATCTATGGCTGAAAATGAAAAAGGATAAAGGGAGAAGCTATGCAGGAAGAACAGAAAAAGAGTAGTAGAAAGAAACCCCAA